TAAAGAAGTGATAGTAGAGAAAATTATCTATAAAGATAAAATTGTAGAAGTACCTGTAGAAGTTATCAAAGAGGTAATTAAAGAGGTAGAAGTAATCAAAGAAGTGGTAGTAGAAGTTCCTGTGTATAAGGAAACTAAATACATAGCACTTAAAGATGAAGTTACTAACGATACTTATGTAGAAGGTAACTTAATAGTAAAAGGATATTTATATGTAAATGGCAATGTAACTTGCTATAAAATAAAAGGAGAATAATAACATGGCATTAGGAACAACAAATATTAGTACAAGTCTTGTAGCTCAGACCATAGGAGCAAATAGTAATGATGTGGGCACATTGTGTAAAAGTACGCAAATAAATATGTTATCCGTAAGTAAGCCAATAAAATATGCTTCAGTAGCAATACCTTTAGATGGAACTTATGGATGGGCATCAAAAATACCACAACAAGGACAAATAAATCAAACAACTTACGATGGAATATATTATGGAATTAAAAAACCATTTAAATCGCTTGAATATATTAGTAATAAAATAGGTGAAGCACCAATATATGTACCTATATATCCTTATTATATCACAGATACTTGGAGCTATGTACAACCATCGGGCGGAGAATATGAACCATTTAGATTGGGTGATTTTAGATTATATGAACATGAGAAAAAAACATATCCGCAATCACATTCTAAATTTCCTATATTAGCATATCCACATGCAATTAGAAGTACGGGAAACTCGATAAGTATTAGTTGTACATTTATATATCATAAAGATGAATTTAATGGCTTATTGGGATTAGGGCAACTGTTTGATGTATCAACGCATGGAGATGGGAAAGCGTATTTTGGAGTTGTAGCAAGAGCATTAAATAAAGATAGTGCTGGAAATAATGTATCAAACCGATATAATATAGTAGGAATGCAACCATGCAGTGTTGGATATTATTCAACTAAAGCAATCGGTGATTACGATGCTAATACTAATTCTTATAATATGTGTAATATTTCATTTTCAATAGAATTAGATACAATGGTATTAACATCTGGAACTACAACTGAAAATAGAAATAAATTTCACATAGATGAATGGATTGAAGTTATTCCAGTAATAGCTACATATGATGTACCTTCAGTTGTAAATATACATAGCATTCAGCAACCATTAGCATCATTACAAACATTTATTTATAAAATACCATCAGCTCCTTTGAGTGCTAAAAATGTAGATATAACAAATATTTCGGCAACATTAAGAAGAACGGTTGCACCAGCAGGATATAGTGCTGACTATTCACTTATTTGGTTAGATACATTATCCTTAAGTATTACTAAATCAATTGATTGTGATAGTATTATATTTGATGGTGATTTAACCTTAAGTCCAACATCTGCTGTTGATATGCCATTGTTAGTTGATGGTGATTTGGGTACAAGTGTATCATTAGCAACAGGCGTAACAACGGCTACACTAAATCAATCAATAATAACTAATTATGGAAGTGGTGTACATAACCCACAACTTATAATAAAAATACCATCGACAAACTCCTATAACTTAACGCTTGGATTAATATTTCTTAAAAATGGATGGGAACGAACAATTAAAAATGTACAAGTTACAGTTGGTGCAGGGAACATTTAATATCAACAAATAACAATGACAACAATGACAAAAAAACAAGCAGTAGAACTCTACGCAATTTTGCGAGAATTAAAAAATGGCTCAATGAGCAAAGAAGGTCTTACATCATTCATTTTAATGAGGCTTAAATTAAAATCAGTTTTTGATGAATTTGAAAATGCAAAAGTAGAAATTTCAAAAGAAACTAAGCCTGAAGATTTTAAAGAAGGAGATGATGTTACTGAATGGAATACAACATTTCAATCTGCCATTAATGAATGGTTAAATGAAGAAATTGAAACCATTGATACTCACATTTTATCAAATGAAGATTTGATAGAATTAGTAAATAAAAATGATTTAGTTGGATGGATGCAAGATAACTTATTTGAAAAACTAACAAAATGACATTAAGCGGATATTTTAAATTAGGAGTTGGTATAGTAGTTGCATTATTAACAGCAACTACTGTATCAATTTATAAACACAATAAAGATTTAAATCACAAATTAGATATTGCAAAAGCTAATGAAAAGGCTTATTATATGTAGTTTGATTCATTGAATACAAAGAATAAATTATTGAATTTTACAGTAGAACAATTAAACTATTATAATGATTCTATTCTCAATAAAATGAATAATTTAAGAAAAGAACTTAAGATAAAAGATAAAGAGTTACTTTCATTATATTACTTAAATTCTCAAATTACAAAGATAGATACTATTTTAATGAAAGATACAATCTTTATTAAAAGTTTAAAGTTAGATACTATAGTAGGAGATAGATGGTATACTATGAAGTTAGGTTTAGAGTACCCTAATAAAATTATAGTTAATCCATCATTTATTAGTGAAAAATATATTATTACTAATAGTAAAAAAGAAACTATTGAACCTCCTAAAAAATATTGGATACAGCGAATATTTCAAAAGAAACACACAATTGCTGAAATTAATATTATTGAGAAAAGTCCATATATTAAAGAAACTCAAAATCAATTTATTCAAATAATTAAATAATGATAAAAAACATAATAATTGACCCTGGTCATGGTGGAATAAATTCTTAGGGTATTTATACTACTCAAGGTAAATCATATAAGTTCCCTAATGGTGAAATAGCATATGAAGGAGTCATTAATAGAAATATTTCAAAAGCATTAGGTAATAAATTAAAAAGTAATGGTTTTAATGTTATTTATACTGTAGACCCTTCTGATTCAAATGATATTAGTTTGGGAGAAAGAGTGAGAAAAGCAAATATATATTCATCTAAAGATTCAGTATTTGTATCTATTCATAATAATGCAATGGGTAAACCTGGAACTGCAAGAGGATTTGAAATTTTTACAACATTTGGATAGAATAACTCTGATAAATTAGCAGAAAGTATTTATAATGAAGTTGCTAAATTATATAATAAACTTAATTTAAAATTAAGATATGATTTTGGTGATAAAGATTATGATAAAGAAGCAGGTTTTTATGTAATAAAGGGAGCAAATATGCCAGCTGTATTAATTGAATGTTTATTCTTTGATAATTATGATGATTATACAAAGTTAAAAGATAAAATGTTTATTGAATCACTTGCAAATGCTATATACTTGGGTATTCAAAATTATATAAAACAGTAAAAAAAGTTTATAACATAAATAAATTATTTATTTAACTATAAGTATATAATTTATTACCTTGTATAAACGATTTAAAATTTATAATTTTGCATTTGATATAATAATTTATTAGAAGTAATTTATGGGAGAATTAAGTTTTGAAAATATTATGTCTGGGGATGAAATTGATAATTTATTTGTAGACTCAGACGAAGAGATAGTTACACCTGAAGCGGATGTAACTGAAGAAAAAAAAGATAAAGAAATTACAGATACTACTGAGGTTAATGTAGACACATTGTTTACGGATAAACCAGAGAGCGTAAGTAGTGGAACAGAAGAAAATCAAGAGGTAGAGAAAGATACTCCTTCAAGTAAGGAAGGTTCTTCTCCCAAAAACTTCTACTCTTCCATTGCCAAAGCCTTGCAAGAAGAAGGTATCTTTCCTGACCTTGATGATGACACAACCAGTAAGATTACTACTCCAGAAGATTTTGCAGAAATTATTGAAAAAACAATTCAATCAAGATTTGATGAACGTCAAAAAAGAATTGATGATGCATTAAATTATGGAGTTGAAGTAACAGAGATTAAGAGATATGAGAATACTATTCAATATCTCGATTCAATTAAAGACGATGTATTAACTGATGAAGGAGATAAAGGAGAACAATTAAGAAAACAATTGATATTCCAGGATTTCGTTAACAGAGGATATAGTCAAGAACGAGCTCAAAGGGAAGTGACAAAATCATTAAATGCAGGAAGTGATATTGAAGATGCAAAAGAGGCTTTAAAGAGCAATAGGGATTTCTTTGAATCATAGTATAATACTATGGTTGAAGAAGCAAAAAAGGAAGAATAGAAATCAATTGAAACCAGAAAAGAAGAAGCTATTAAATTAAAGAAATCTTTACTGGAAGATACTAAAAGTTTTGGTGAAATACAACTTGATAAAGCAACAAGACAAAAGATATTTGATAACATAGCAAAACCTGTTTATAAAGATCCTGAAACTGGAGAATTGTATACTGCAATTCAAAAGTATGAAATGGATAATAAAACAGAGTTTATGAAAAATCTTGGTCTGTTATTCACACTTACAGATGGTTTTAAAAGCCTTGACAAATTAGTCAAAGGTAAAGTAACAAAGGAGATTAAAAAGGGATTGAGAGAATTAGAAAATACTCTTAATAATACCTCTAGAAATTCTGATGGTAATTTAAAATTTGTAAGTGGAGTAGAAGAAGATCCTGAAGCTTTCATAGGCAAAGGTTGGGATTTGGATATTTAATAACATATTATACGAAACACATTATTAATTTTTAAAAAATAAATTTATGGCTGGAAAATTAGGTAAATTTCAGACGATTGGATTTAGTCATTGGAAAGGCTTAACAAAGGATAATCACCTTGGCTCAATATTTCAGATGGCTCCACAAAAAGCTACTAATTTAATGGTTCAACTTTTAGCTTACTATAGAGGAAAAACTTTGGATACTTTCCTAAGTCAATTCCCTACAAGAGAGTTTGAAGATGATACCGAATACTATTGGGACGTTATTGGTTCTAGTAGAAGAAATATTCCATTGGTAGAAGCAAGAGATGAGAATGGTGTAGTTGTAACAGATGCATCTGGTAATGTAGGTGCTGGTACAGCTCCTTTCTATTTAGTATTTCCTGAAGATTGGTTCGCTGATGGTGAAGTAATTGTAGGTAATTTAAATCAAGTATATCCATTTAGAATACTGACTGAACCAAAGATGGAAGGTACAAATGCAGTATATAAAGTGGAATTGATGGGTGGTAATACTGCTGGTGTTCCTGCAGAAAGATTACTGGCTGGCGAAAGATTTTCTATTGAATTTGCTCCTGTAGAAAAAGCATTGTCTAGAAAAGTTGGTGACGTAAGATTTACTTCTCCTGTTTCTATGAGAAATGAATGGTCTACAATCAGAATTCAACACAAAGTTCCTGGTAACATGCTTAATAAGAAATTGGCTGTTGGTATTCCTGTAACTAAAGCAAATGATGCTGGTGGTTTGACTAAAACTACTGCTACTATGTGGATGCACCATGTAGATTGGGAAGTTGAACAGCAATTCTCTGAATATAAAAACAATGCACTTGCCTTTGGTACTTCTAACAGAAATGCTAATGGTGAATATATGAACTTTGGTAAATCTGGTGAAGTTATTAAAACTGGTGCAGGTTTGTTTGAACAAATGGAAGTTGCAAATACTATGTATTTTAATAACTTCTCATTGAAACTTTTGGAAGACGCTCTTTATGAATTGTCTGCTTCCAAACTTGATTTTGGTGATAGATATTTCTTGTTGAAAACTGGTGAAAGAGGTGCTATTAAATTCCATAAAGAAGTATTGAAAACAGTATCTGGATGGCAAGCATTTATTCTTGATAACAGTTCTACTAAAGTTGTAGATAGAACTCAATCTCAATTGCATAATAATTCTCTTACTGCAGGATTCCAATTTGTAGAATACAAAGCACCTAATGGTGTTAGAGTTAAAATTGATGTTGACCCTTTCTATGATGATCCAGTAAGAAATAAAATTTTACATCCTGAAGGTGGGGTTGCAATGTCTTATAGATATGACCTTATGTACATTGGTACAATGGATCAACCAAACATTTTTAAATGTAAAATCAAAGGTGATACTGAATATAGAGGTTATCAGTGGGGCTTTAGGAACCCGTTCACAGGACAGAAAAACAATCCTTATATGTCGTTTGATGAAGACGCAGCTGTTATCCATAGGATGGCAACATTAGGAATTTGTGTACTTGATCCTACAAGAACAATGTCATTGATTCCTGCTATATTGCAAGGATAATAATAATTTACATAGGGGAGGGTAATCCCTCCCTTATTTTTTAAAATAATAATAGAGAAGATTAAAAATGGCAAAAAAATTAGAAGTAGAAGAATCTAAGGTAAATTACACTAATGATATCATGTTAGATGATAGTGAATTAGCAAATGAATCACTCTCTGAAATAGAGATTGAGAAACCAGTATTTAAAGAAATTAAAGGTAGAAAAGAAAACGTTCAATCGTTAAATAGTCCAATGATTAATTGTCTTAGAAAAGAAAGAGTTCTTGTAAGACATATACCAAAAGAAGGTGGCATGATTTCAAATCCCAAACATATTTTATATGGGGGAATGGCTGAAAGTGCAGTTAGATATTTTACAGTACCAAAATTAAGTTCAGGTATGTATGTAAATGTTCTTACTGATTAGGAAAAAGAATTCCTTGAAGAAGTTATGGGACTTGAATATAACGCTTTAAGCATTTATAAGAAAGTTGATAATTATTGGGAGAATAATATGGTTAGATTAACTAAACAAGATAATATTCTTGATTTATCAGACCCAGAATAGTATATTAAATATAAAATATTATTAGCCAATAAGAACTTTATTGCACCTTCATTAGAAATATTAACTGATTATCCTAAAGCTACTTATCAATTTGTGATAATTGCTGAAGGTGAGGAAACTAAGACAGCTAAAGATAACATGAGTGTAACAATGAAGTGTTATAAGGAATTTGGTAAAGTTGAAAATGATATTGATGTATTGAGAACATTGGTTGAAACTATTGACGGAAGACCAACTTCTACTAATGTAAAACTTGAGTTTTTACAAACAAAAGCTAATTCATTAATTCAGGCAGATAGTAAACTATTCTTGAAAACAATAACAGATCCGTATTTACCAACTAAAGTACTTATTAAGAAAGCTATTGAGGCAGGGTTAATTGCAAATCGTGGAAACTATCTTTATTTAAAACAAGATAATTCTCCATTGTGTGAAAATAATCAAGAACCTACTTTAAGTATAGCAGCTCAATATTTAAATAATCCTAAACATTAGGAAGTAAAATTAACGTTAGAAGCAAAATTGAAATAATATGACGACTCAAGAATTTTCAGATCAATTTGATGTTTTATATAATAATATAATGAGTAACCAAGCTCCTGGTTTAGATGAATACGAGAAATCTGTTTTTCTAACTAAAGCACAATATGAAATTATAAAAAATTATTTTAATCCTAAAAGTAATAAAAATCAAGAAGGGTTTGATGATTCACCTAAAAGACAGATTGATTTTTCAAATTTAATGGCTGCTAAAAAACAAACAACTGCTGTTACAACTCCTACAACTTATGTTAAATTTGATAGTAGAAGTGTTTTATATGAAATGCCATCTGATATATTATTTGCTTTAAATGAAACTGCGATTGTTACAGAAAATTTAAAAACAAGATTGATAACAATAGTACCAATAAGTTTTGAAGAATATGCAAGGATATTATCTAAGCCTTATAAACAACCTTTGAAAAATCAAGGATGGCGATTACTTAATACTGGTATGAATGGAACAACTCAAGCTAGAATATCAGAAATTGTAGTTAAAGCTGGAGCAACAGTTTCAGATTATATAATTAGATATGTAAGAAGACCAAAACCTATTATACTTACAACATTAACAGAAACGAATGTTAGTTTAGATGGAGAAACAGATGTAACAGAATGTGAATTAGATCCTATATTACATCCTGAAATTTTACAGAGAGCTGTAGAATTAGCTAAAAATGCATATGGGGGAGATTTAAAAAGTACCGTAGATTTAGGACAAAGAAGTGAATAACAAACAAATAAATAATTATGACTACACAAGAATTTAGTAATACATTTGATACACTTTTAAATAGTTATAGTAGTTAGGGATTGTTTGGTGAACAAGCTTCTAGAGGAGAAATTGTTTTAGATGAATATGAAAAATCAGTATTATTAACTCAAGCACAAGATATCATTATAAAATAGTATTTTGAAGGTGGAGGAGTTAATGGTGGTTTTGATGATTCAGCAAGAAGACAAGTTGACTTTTCTAACCTTATTACTGTAGAAGAAATATCTAAAGCAACATCACCACTACCTACGGCTAATTATGATGAACGAAGCATTATATTTAAAACACCACAGGTATTGTATGTGTTGAATGAAAAAATAGTAGTTAGCACTACTGTGGGTGAAGTTACAACTAAAAGACAGTATGTGGTAGTTCCTATTAATTATAAAGAATATGATAGGCAAATGTCTAAAGCATATGCTCAACCTTTAAAGAAACAAGCATGGAGATTATTTCAGGATGGTGGAGTTTCTACATTAGATTTATATTCTGAGATAATTCCTGTTGAAGGTTCAATTAGTAATTCTGAAGTGCCTAAATATAAAATTAGATATATTCGTAGACCAAAACCCATTGTATTAGTTAATTTAGATTTTGCTACTCAATCAGACCTTGAAATAGATGGTGTTAAAACAGTGAGTGAGTGCGAATTAAATCCTATAATGCATATGGATATTCTTAATAAAGCAGTTGAATTAGCTTATACTACAAGAGGTGGTAGATCATCAAAATCAACAGATAAAGATTAATAATTATGACAATAGCAGAATTTTCAAATGAGTTTGATGTTTTAATAGATAGTTATAGAAGATTTAAAGACTTTGATGATAAATAGAATTTAGATTCATTGGACTTTAATGAATATGAAAAATCTGTATTTCTTACAAGAGCTCAAGAAGATATTGTTATATCATTATATAATGGTTTAAATTTAACTCAAGACTCTTTTGAAGGAAGCGAAGAAGTTCGCAGATATCTTGACACATTAGTTAAAACAATAAAAACATCAACTTCTTTAACAAATATTACTAGTGGGGCAAATGCAAATTCTGTATTTTTCTCATTACCTACAAATACTGATGTATGGTTTATAGTATATGAAGCTGTTAATTTAGAAGATAATAATTTAAAATGTACTGGTAAATAGGAAGTTCCTGTAGTACCAACAAAACATGATAATCTACAAAAAGTCCTTAGAAATCCTTTTAGAAGACCTAACGAAAGAAGAGTTTTAAGATTAGATTTAACAGGAAACATGGTAGAGTTAATATCAAAATATCATATATCTGATTACATTCTAAGATATATATCAAAACCAGAACCGATTGTATTAGTAAATTTACCAGATGATGTAAAAATTAATGGAGTTGGTACAGTAAATGAATGTAAATTAAATTCTGTAATACACAGATCAATATTGGAAAAAGCAGTTCATTTTGCTTTAACAAGTAAACTTGGAACTATTCAAAAATAATAATAATAATAAAACCTATGTAATGTAGGAAATGTTTAATTTAATACATAATTAAAAATGGCAACATTTAGCACAAATCAAGTAAGAAATCTTTATGTAGCGAAAGCTATGGGTACTGTAGGGGAAGCATCTGCAGATGGAACAATTCAAGCAGCAAGTGATCTTGCAAAAACCCATTTGTATTTTAAATACAAAAGTCCTGGGGGTCAGGTAAGAAGTGATCTTATTAATATTGCAAGCATTACTTCTGCAAAAGCAACAGATGCTAGCAATTTAGTTCATAAATTGACAAAGTATAAAGTAGCTTTGGATAGTACAATTAATTCAGGAGCCCCTATCGCAGGATAGGATTACATTCTTAGAATTGCATTTAGAAATTATATTGGTTTATCTGAAGAAGATCAATATTTCAAATATGGTACTGTTCATGCAGTTACTAATATGACAGCAGAAACATTTTATCAAACTCTTGTAGCTTCTTTGAATAAGAATTTCTCAAGAGAAAATTCTAAACTTTTAGATTTTTATTTAGATGGTACAAAAGCTACAGTGGCAATGACTACTAACGCAGGTGTTACTGTAACAGCTAATAGTGTTGGTAGTGCTGGAAATAATATCAGATTTGCTGTAGCTTCTGTAGCTGCTGCTACTGCTGGAGTAACAGTCGCTACTGTGTCTGGAGTAACAACTATCACTGCATCTTTAACAGCTGCTGCTAAAACTATTGGTGATTTGAAAGCTCTTATAGCATCTAATCCTACTGCTAATGCTCTTGTAACTATTACTGGTACTGATGCAACTGCTGTAGCTGCTGAAGTAACTGCAGTAGCTCTTACAGGTGGATCAACAACAGGTGTTATTCTTGAAGAAGCAGAACAACCTTGGTATCTTGGAACTATGCCAGTAGCTTATATGAACTTTACTGTTCAGCCAACTACTATTTTTGATGGAACTGAAGAAAGAATTTGGGGTACAATTACTAAACCTACTCCTACTAAAGCAGTTAAAAATGGTAAAATGATTGCTGATCTTGAGTACTTCTTAATGGGTGAAAGAGGGGATCAATATAGAAAAATTGGATGGCCTAATACTATTCCTACTACTTATCTTGTAGATCCTTCTGCTGAGTATAACACTATTGACATCGAATTCTCTTATCAGGGTGAAGGTGAAAATATTCAAAAATCCAAGAAATCTATTACTATTGTAGTACCTAAAGTTGGGGCAACTAATTCAGTAAGTAATGTACTTACAAATAGTATAATTACTGCAATTAACACTGCAACAAGTTTGTCAATCACTGCTCTTGGCACAGAATCATGAGAGGGCTTAATTAAAGGCCTTTAATATAAAAGGGAGGCTATTAAATTAGCTTCCCTTTATTTTTAACATTTAAACAAGTTTTAAAATATGATAAAATTCAATGAATTAAAAATAGAAAACTGTAATAAAACTTTAGTAATAGATGCTTCAGTAATTGATTTACCGTATTATACTAATATATATATCGAGTCAATAACAATTGATACTTAGGATACTTATGTAGGTACTGGACCAAGTTCAACATCATTATTTAAATATATAGTACCTGTAGATCAATCATTAAAGACTGTAAGATTAGATTTAAATTCTACAGTATTAAATGCTGGATTTGATACTAATCTTTTATTTGTATATGTTAGTGTAAAAGGTGTAGCTGCTATTGATGTTCCATGTGGAATGGATAATGTACATACTATAGGTGTTGTTACAAATTTATATCCTATATACAAACAATCAATAAAATTATTATCAAGTATATCAGATGATTGTTAGAATCCACAAGACTTAGTTAGTTTTATATTAAAATTAAATGCCTTAGATTTAGCTATTAAAACTTGTAATTATGTAACAGCAATTAAATATTGGAAAAAATATTTTACAGGAGCTACATTAAATAATGTATTAACAAATAAATGTGGATGTAATGGATAAACTTAATGAAACTTTACTAAATGGATTAGATAGATATTTTAATCATTTAGCTAATTTTGGTAAATCTACTAAGAATCAACAAAATACATTATTGATATTCTTACATATAAAACAAATAATGGAATCTTCAATGAATATATACATCAATGAAGAAGATTACAGAATTCTGGAAAATGTATTACATTGTTTATTTGGAAAATCTTGTTTGTTAGAATATAATTCTTTTAAAGGTGGAAATTCATTATTTGATAATATAAGTTTGACAAATTATCTCAAGTTACTTGAAGTTAATAATATTAGATTTACTGAAAATGATGATGTTAGATTTCAACAAATGTGACATAATTACTTAAAAATATAAAATAAATTATTAAGTCCCTTCTTTTATACAAAACTTTTTTGTATATTTGCAGGGACTTTTAATTTACAAAAATATGAATGAAATAGAAAAAATATTAAAACTGTTTAGAGAAAAGACATATCTTATTATTATGGGTGCAGGTAAAATATCAAAAAGATATAATGTTTCAGTAGAAAATGTTATGGCTGCCAGAAAGATTATACATGCGGAAAAAAAGAAAAAGAATAAAGCAAATATTTTAATTTTTGATATTGAAACAGCTCCTTTGAAAGCATATGTTTGGCGCAGATGGAATCAAAATATATATTTAGACCAAACTATTTCAGAGTGGTATATGATTTGTTGGAGTGCTAAATGGTTAGGTTCTAAAGAAGTATTTTCAGAATGTCTTACACCCAATGAAATTAAAATAGAAAGTGATGATAGAATAGTAAAGAAATTGTGGACACTTATTGATCAAGCAGATATAGTAATTGCCCATAATGGTAAAAGATTTGATGTTCCTAAAATAAATTCAAGATTTATAATGGCAGGTTTACCACCAACATCATCATATATTCAAATAGATACAAAGGAAGTTGCAGCTAAACAATTTGGTTTTAGCTCAAATAAACTTGATGCTTTAGCAGGATATTTTAATATTGAACATAAAGATGATACTGATTTTGAATTGTGGGTTAATTGTATGAATGGGGATCAGGCATCGCTTGATTATATGGAAACATATAATAGAAAAGATGTTACAATTTTAGAACAAGTTTATCTTAAACTTAGACCGTGGATTAAAAATCATCCTAATATTGGTTTATATCAGGAAGATTGCAATATGGTTTGTCCAACATGTGGTTCAAAACATATAGAAGAAGATGGTAGTTTCTACTATACATCTGCAAACAAATATAAAATAATGAGATGTAACGATTGTGGTGCAACATCAAGAATGCGTAATACATCTTATCCAAAAGATAAAAAGAAAAACTTAACAGCAAGTATTTAATATGAGTACATATAGATAGTTAACATATCTTGTTTTAGATGAACTTAAAGGATAGAGTGATGATTTTACATATACTGAAGATCACATTATATTTCTTTTAGATAAATATAGAGCATTTTTATTAAAACAAAGATATTCAGATATAAAGAAACAAATGCCTGAAAGTAATTATCAGACATTATGTTTAGATTTAATTTAGGTACCAGCTATATCAGGAGATACTTGTGAAGGTGGTATGTATTTAAGAAGCAAAGATAAAATTCCTAATTTAATGTAGCTTGGTTCTCCAAGAGTAACTTCAACAGATTATTATTAGGGTGATTTTAATTATGTTAGTAGAGATAGAATGCGTTATGTTGGCAATAATAGATTTTTGAAGAATATGATATATACTTCAATATCTCCAGATCAATATTTATATTTTAAATCACAAAATTCAGAATTTCTAAATCTTGAAAAAATATAGATGACGGGTATCTTTCAAGATGCTTCTGAAGCTGCACAGCTTTCTTGTGGGACTGATGTTCCATGCGATGTACTTGATAGCACCTTTCCATTAGAAGAAGCTCTTATTTCGCCTCTAATTGAGTTAATAACTAAAGAACTTTTAGGTGCTTCTTATAGACCAGAAGATAGTAATAATAATGCTAGTGATGATCTTTCAAACTTAATTAGTTTTATAAGAAGAAATACTAAATCTGCATTACAAAAATAGATTGAAGACTAATGAAATACGAAGAGTTCAGAAGAAAGATATTAAAATTATGTGAAAAAAGAAACCATAAAGTAAAGAACTCTTATGGTGTATATGATGCTTTTAAATATTATAGAAAACATAGACCTAAAGATAATAAATATGTTTTAACTGAATCTTAGTATTTTGCAATTATACGAAACATTAATAATATTTTAGCAGATAATTTACTTGAAAATAATGATATTAGGTTTCCATTAAGAATGGGAACATTAGAAGTTAGAAAGAGACTTGGTACTGTAAAAATAGTTGATGGAAAATTAGTTAATAATTTACCTGTAGATTGGGATACAACTCTTAAATTATGGGCTGAAGATGAAGAATCTTATAAAAATAAAACTATTATAAGATTGGAAGAAGATGAGATATTTATAATCAATTATAATAAAAAAACAGCTATTTATAATAATAAGATGTTTTATCAATTTAATGTAAATAGAAAACTTAAACAAAGACTTAAAGAATTAATAAAAAATAACGAAATAGATGCATTTGAATTATGGCAGAACAACAATAGAGTATTAAAGTAATATTTGATAAAATTATGAGGCATCCTTTATTATAGGATCTAACTTTAGAGACTATAGTAGATTACTCAATAGATTTTATGAGAATAGTAGGTGTACCATCAATGTTTGAAGAAAAAGTTGCACAAGCTGAAGTAATAAACTATAGAGCTGAACTACCTTGTGATTATTATCAAATGACTCAAATAAGAGCATTAGACCCCAATCATAATGTTCTTGGAACATTCAGATATAGTTCAGATAGTTTTCATATGAGTGAAATAAAAGCTGATTATTCTGATTATACTTATAAGGTACAAGGTAATGTTATTTATATGAGTGTACCAAATGGTCTTATTGAAATAGCATATTAGGCAATAGCAATAGATGGTGATGGATATCCTTTAATTCCAGATAATAGTTCTTTTACAAGAGCTTTAGAAGCATATATTAAAAAGTAGCACTTTACAATATTATTTGATTTGGGTAAAATCACTAATCCTGTTTTATCTCAAACTCAACAAGATTATGCTTGGGCAGTAGGAGATTGTCAATCAGAATTTAATAGAATGACTATTGATAAAGCAGAAAGTTTCTATAATTCATGGAGAACTCTTATCATAAGATCTTCAGAACATAGAACAGGATTCTTACATAATGGTACACAAGAAAAACTAAAAATGAAATAATATGAAATAGATACCATTTAAGGTTAGAGGTATGTAGAAAGATTTAGCTGAATCAAGTTTTAATCCTCAATTTGCCTATGATATAAAAAATATGAGAATCATGGCTACTAATGATAATACGTTAATGAGTTTGGTTAATGAAAAAGGACCAAAGTAGTTACCTATTACATGGCATGATAGTACTGCAATTCCTCCCGATTCTGAAAAAACAAATTATTTTTTAGGAAATCCAATTGGTCATACATCTATTGGTGATTATTATGTATTATTCACTACTGATTCAACACTAACTTATCCAGATAGAATTTATAAATTTTGGTTTGAAAAAGATATAAATAATGCTGATATCCTTCATGGAAAAACTTTAGCAATTGCTAATTTAGGATTTGATAAAGAACATCCTATTGAAACATTAGGTTATTATGAGAATGAAGGTATATAGAAAGTATATTGGGTAGATGGTGTAAATCAACCACGGTTTATAAATATTGCTGTTGATAATAGTGCTGTTGCAAATAATAATCCTGAAGCATATGATTTTACAGTCAACTTAGAATTAGAAGAGACTGTTACTATAACAAAAACTATAGCATCTAGTGGTGTATTTCCATCTGGTGTTATTCAATATGCATTCACTTATTTTAATAAATATGGTTAGGAATCTAATATATTTAGGACTACACCCTTAGAATATATATCATTTGGTAATAGAGGTGGTAGTCCTGAAGAATCTGTAAGTAATGTGTTTAATATACAAATTACTGGTAGTGATACAAATTTTGATTATATCAGGATATATTCAATTTATAGAACTTCTATAAACGCAACACCTGTTGTTAAAAGATTAATAGATATAAAAACAGATACTTCTCCTATTACTTATATAGATAGGGGTATAGATGGAGATATTATTGATCCAACGTTATTATTATATATAGGTGGAGAAAAGATAATTGCTGGTACATTAAATCAAAAAGATAATACATTATTCTTAGGTAATCTTAAGATTGAAAGACCTCCTATAAGTGACACATTAAAAACTTATATAAAATCAAATTCCAGTATATCTTTTACATCAAAAAGTTTAGTTTATTAGCCACAATCAACTGGTACATATCCATATACAAATAGTTTAAATTATTCCTCCTCTCAAAACACAACACTTAAATAGGGAGAATGGTATAGATTTGGTGTCATATTTCAACATAAAACTGGCAAATGGTCTGATGTAGTTTGGGTGGGCGATGCTCAAAATAATGTATTAATTGGTAATAATTCTATCCAAAGATAGAATGATAGTCTTGTATAGGCTAATGTAACAATAAATAATAGTAATAGTGCTCTGACTAATTTAATAGCAGCTGGTTATGTTCGAGCTAAAGGTGTGATTGTTTATCCTACAATAGCTGATAGAACTGTAATTTGTCAAGGTATTATAAATCCAACAGTATATAATGCAAAAGATAGATATGCTAATTCTCCTTTTGTACAATCTTCATGGTTTACCAGACCAATGGCAGCATATGATGTATCAGATACTAATGTACCTGGTATATCTATCATGAATAATAATTTAGATACAACTGTTCAATATGGTGCATGGGCAGAATTTAGACACAATGAATAGTTACCAGAAAATACTAAAAGAAATGCTGAAATTCAAAATCTTGGTGATAATATTCGACCTTATATTATTGGTGATTCTGCTTAGTGGATTAATAATAATAAAAATAGATACTATGTTGATCAATCAATTGTCACATTACATTCACCTGATATAGAATTTGATGATTAGTTGAAGTATGTTGATATGAGTACTCTTAAATTACGTATTATAGGTACAGTACCAATTACAGGAAATTAGTTAGATGTAGATATTCAAACTTCTTCATCTTCTCTTTCAGGTTCACCAAATTCTTTTTATAGTGAATTTACAGAAAGCTTAAATACTAGTTAGTATGGTTTTAAAGGAATGATATCAGGAGCTATATGGCATGATAATTTATATAAACCATCATCTCCTAATACAACTATATATGGATTTCCTATATATCCTTGGCATAGAAGTGGTTCTTTAACTAATGCAAGTAATCCTGCTGATAATGAGACACTTCCTGCACTACTTAGTAAAAAGAAAATGTCTAATTTAAGATTTTCAACTTATACAAAATATAGTGGTCAATGGACTTTTACTAATGGTAATACACCACCTGTAATATTTGATTCAAATGAGATGTCTTTGATTAAATTAGATGCTCCTTTAAATTCAGGTTTAGGAAATATTTATTATTATGGTAATATAGATAGTATTTCATATGCTTCATCTCCTTATCCAATAACTTATACTAATGGCACTACACCTCATAATTTATTTATAAATACTTATTCTAAATTAACTACAACAAATTCAAATATTATTACTGCGAGTGATCCAATAAGAATTAAATATAAATCTACTCCACATGCAGTAGTAGCACTTAATTATACATCAGAAGGAAAACAAGTTATATTACCGAAATTAGGAAGTCTAAATTCAGTAAATCAACCAGGAACATTAGAAAGACCATTTTGGTAGACATCTATACCAAATCTTGGAGGTGGAAATGTTATAAAAATTAATCATTATGTTGAAAATACAACTCCTCCTACACCTTCAATAGAGAATGAGTTATGGTGTATACCTTCAACATTAGTAGTATACAAATGTCTTAGAAATTCTAGTACGCAAGTACTTGAATGGAAAGATTTATTCCAAGGTTATACTACATCAGATAAGTTTTATTTCAAATCATATAATAATATTACTACATATTTTGATGTTAATACTTATATTTCTGGACATTTAACTCTTAAATTAGCATCTAGTCAAGTTAATGATATAATAAGTTAGGGAAGTTTTGGTTATAGTTATAATAGTGATGGTTTTGGGGCATTATATATGGGTGAATTATATAGACCTACTGTAACCAATAGATTTGGTGGTAATAGTGAATCAGCTCTTAACAATAATACTTGGATACCCGCTGGGCCATCAGTTAAAATAGCAGAAAGTGGAATTAATATTACATATAATTAGGGTGATACGTATTTCCAAAGATATGACCATTTGAAAACATATCCATTTACTATGGAAGATACCAATAGTGTTACAGATGTAGTTTCATTTATGGTTGAAACAAGAGTTAATATTGATGGTAGATATGATAAAAACAGAGGAAATAAAAATAATTTAACTACAACTCCAACTAATTTTAATTTACTAAATCCTGTATATAATCAAACTGATAATTTCTTTATATACAGACCTTTAAGTTCAACAATATCAAATGTAAGTAAATTTGCTAATACTATTACATGGTCTTTAACTAAATCATCTGCAGCATTAACTGATGCCTGGACTAATATAACAATGGCTTCAGTATTAGATTTAGATGGTGATAAGGGTGGAGTTAATGTAATTAAGAGATTTAATAATGAATTAATTGCTTTTTAGGATAAAGGTATTAGTAATATATTATTTAATTCAAGAACATAGTTAGCTTCTACTGAAGGTGTTCCTATTGAAATAGCAAATAGTGGTAAAGTAGATGGTAAAAGATATATTTCAGATAAAGTAGGATGTCAGAATAAATGGTCTATTGTTGAAAGCCCAATGGGATTATATTTTATAGATGATATTGGTAAATCTATTTTATTATTTAATGGTCAAATATAGGATATCTCTGATGAATTTGGTTTTCACTCATGGATAAATGATAAATCTAAAGAAGTTGGTGTGTGGAATCCATCTACATTTAATCATGTAGTAGGATATTATGATAAAGTTAATGGGGATGTATTGTTTATTTCTAAAGATGAATGTTTAGCTTTTTCTGAACCATTAAAATCATTTAGTTCATTCTATAGTTATAATAATACTCCATACTTTATGGTAATTAAAGATAAAGGCATATGGGTAAATAAATCAAGATCTTTAGGTGGTGGAACAAGCCCTTATTATATGTTGTGGGAACATAATGAAGGTGAATATAATAGGTTCTTTGATAAAAGTGAAGATTTTCATGTTACTATTATTGCTAACCCTGAACCTTCAATAGATAAAATATTTGACATTCTAGAATTTAGATCAGATAGTTTTGATGATACAAATGCTTATTAGCCAAATGATACTTTTGATAAACTTGAAGTATGGAATGAATATCAATCGGGGGTATAGTTATTATCAAATAATAAAGATAGACCTTCTGCATTAAAAAAGAAATTTAGAATGTGGAGAGCTATTATACCAAGGGATTATAATGATGGAAGATCGAGGATGAGAAATCCATGGTTATTTTTGAAGTTATCTAAACAAGGTTCATTGTGTCACCATAAAACTATATTACATGATTTAATCGTACATTATACAATTTAATTTATATGTTATTGGTAGATAAATAATTTCATTTGTCTACCAATAACTTTTTATATATATTGTTGTTTTTATCAGAATTTTTATTTAAATTTGCAAACAAATTATTATTATAATGGCTAAGAAACTATATAAATATACTTAGTATCCTCCTTTTTATTTAAATCAATATAGTTGGGGGGGTGATTCTAAAGAAGCATTTAATAATGCCTTTAGTTCAAAGAACGCAGCTGGTAGTATTGCTGGTGTTGGTGGAGCTCTTACATCAATTATCGGAGCTGGGATGAATAATGCTAAAATAGCAGATACAAGTGGTATTGAAAATAATATTAAAAATACACAAAGTCAAACATTTGAAGGTTCAACCAATGATCAATTAATATCAAATTGGGGAGCATTTAATCCAATAGATAGAGTTTCATACAAAGATGTAAGAGGTGGATCTAATGGTAGTAGAGTAATGAGTATTTTAGGTGCAGGTGTATCTGGAGCAGGTGCAGGTGCAACTGTTGGTGGTCCATGGGGAGCGGTTGCGGGTGCAGTAGGTGGAATAGGAGCAGGAATATGGGGGGCATTAGCAGGAAATAAGAAAGCAAACACTAAAACTGCAGAACTTAATGCTCAAATTGCATAGGCTAATCAACAAGCACTTAATAATTTTGGTAATAGTGTACAAAATGTAGATACTAATACTGATATGAACTTATTAGCTAATTACTCAGCATATGGGGGACATACTCATGGAGCACAATGGGATAATGGTATAACTACATATGATAATGGTAGTACTCACGAATTAAATCCAAATGGTGGTATTATGATTGGTGTAGATCCACAAGGAGTACCAAATATGGTTGAAGAAGGGGAAGTTAAATTTAATGATTATATATTTAGTAATAGAATCACAATGCCTAAAACACTTAAAGAACAATATAAGTTGAAAAAGAATTCAACTTTTGCAGATGCAGCAAAAAAACTTAGTAAAGAATCTGATGAAAGACCTAATGATCCCATTAGTAAAAATGGATTAGATAATAGTATGTAGAAATTAATGGGTCTTCAAGAGTTTATAAGATCTTAGCAATCATCATAGAATCAATAGAATAAACCTATTAATACATTTGATGTGGGAGGATTTACTCCTTATAAATATGAAAAAAATGTAACCAAAGAATAGTATACTCCACAATATCTTGATTTTGTAAATAGATTAAGTGAAAATAAAGATTTTGGAAATAAGTGGTTAGATAGAATAAATAATGAAGAATTTGGGTATATTGGGGGAAATAAGTTTAATATTTCTAACATACAAAGGCTCGCTACAGATACTAAGAAAGGTCCAGTACATAATGCAGTATATGAAGCATAGAAAGCATGGGGAAAAGAAAAAATAGATAAATTAACAATACCTATGATGAAACCCAATGCTATAGTAAAACCTACAAAAATGCCTACACTATTAGATCAACAACCCGAATATAATAATAATCAATCAAGTAAAAACGGTTTCGATACTTCTTTATTAAGGTACGCTCCTGTATTAGGTTCTGGTATTGGTGTATTTTCAGATTTAATGGGTTGGACTAATAAACCTAATTATGATAATGCTAATATGATAACTGATGCTGTAAGAAATACTCCCGATGTTCAGTTTAATCCTATAGGTAATCAAATGACATATAAACCATTAGATAGAAATTATTATTTAAATCAGTTATATGGTAATGCTGGAGCATCAAGAAGAGATATTA